GACGTAGGCCAGCAGCGGCCGCGATGAACTCGTTAAGCATCGCCGCACAAGAAAATCGATTTTTAGATAGCACCGCTGTTGTAATCAAACGATAGCGGCGCTATTGTTCTCCCACACCCGGGATCGCCGGGTTTGGAGAACGACATGCCCCTGACGCCCCGTATCAAACGCAGTTGCCAGATCGGCATCGCTGCCCTGGCCTGCTTTGCCGCCCTGGCCGTGGCGGGCATTGCAACTTCCCCTGATGCGCCTGCCGCCGAGCCGGCTCACGTTCCGGAAGGCCTGGTGGTCGCCAGCCCGCGGGTGTGCGCAGCGCTGGCGGTCTACGAATTGGCCGCTGCCGACGACTTCGGTCTGCGCGCTACCGTCGCGAGCACCGCACTCAACGCTTTCCGTGATGCGGACCGCGTGCCGGATTGCTCGCCGGGCGTCGCCCGCGCGGTGAGCGCTGGCTTTGAGCCGCGTCGCTGGCAGGCCTCGCTGGACGCCGTCGATGCGGTCATCAACGGGTCTTTCATGATTTCCCCCGACGCCTGCGTCCGGGCAAACGCGGTGGTCCCCCTGTCCACTGCGGACGGCGATGAGCCGGCCAACTCCCCTCTGGTGGCCCGGTCGCAGTGCGTCATCTCCAACCTCGCATTCGTTGAGGTCACCCCGTGAGCGGCGGCAACATTGCCCTCGATGGCCTGCTGGCGGTTGGCGATGGCCGGCGCGTGAAGCTGAGCCCGGCAGAAGCCAAGGTGCTGGCTCGCCTGATCCGCGCCGGCGGCGCGACGGTGCTGCTGGCGACGTTGGCCGACGCCCTGCACGGCGTCGAGGCGGCGCGGCCTAAGTCCAACGTGGCCCAGGTCGTCATCTGCCGGCTGCGTCAGAAGCTCGCGGCCTTCCCGGGCCACCGAATCGAGAGCATCCGCGGCCTCGGCTACCGCCTGCACCTGCCTGTTGGACCGCAGGCATGAAGGCGCCCGCAATCCGTCTGCCGGCACCTGACCTCACACCTGACCAGGTCGCAGTCCTGCAGCGCGCGAAGTCACCGCGCACGCACCCTTACCGCGCCTGGCACGGCCACGGGCAGGACATCCAGCGCCTGGCCGACTCTCAGGAGCGGATCGCGCCGCGTGCGCACCGCCTGGTCTGTTGATGGCCGGCCTTCGCTGCCTCGGCGGCGGGCTCGACGCGGTGATCGTCGGCACAAAGGTGCTGACTGAGCAGCAGCGTCTGGCTCGCTACGAAGCGGCAAGGGACCGAGCCCAGTGCAAGTGGCTCGCCTATCGGATCGAGTTCGGCACAAGCCTGCAGCGGGCGATGCGCGCGGGCATTCGGGTGGACTTCAAGCGCTGGCAGCGCGCGCTGCCCCAGCTCTGGCCACGCATCAAACGCTGACCAGGCATCGACGGCCAGCCACCCATCAATCTCGCCACGGAGAACGCGCAGTGCGAAAGCCCCTCGACATCCGAAACCAGCTGGACATCTTCACCGCCACGCCCGCTGAGCTGACCCAACTCGCCAACAAGCACCGCGAAGCCGCAGCACACGCGCTCAGCTCGAACGACCAAGGCTATTTCAGCGCCCGCGAGCGCCACGACTTCCATGCCGGCGAAGCCGAGCGCCTCGAGCGCCTGGCAGCAACGGCAGCACCACAGACCTGATTACGCCGGCCCTTCCACGCCCGCTTTCCCCTCAATCAGCGCCTCACGCGCCCCTGCGGAAACCTCCCGATGAAGCAGACCAGCCCCACTCCCGCCACGGCGGACACCCCCACGATCAGCGACGCAGTGGTTGAAGCGTTCCGAGCAGCGTTCGCCAGCCGCGACAGCAAGCTGGGTTACGCGAACCACATCCGCGCCGGCCTCGCCGCAGCGCTGCCACTGGTGAGCCGGTCCGAGCACGTACAGCTCGCATCGCAGGCGCACGTCCGCCTGATCCAGCAGTTGGACGCGTCGCTCAATGGCGAGAGCAGAACCATTGCGCCTCCGTTGCTCATCGACCTGGTCGCCCAGTGTGCCGAGGAGGCGCGCCTGCGCGGTGGACCGGTTCTTCGGACCATGCACCCGGCCGCACGTGACCAGCTCGCCAAGGATCTCGCCTCCGTCGCGGCCTCGGCCAACGCTGCCAGCACCCAGGCACTGCGGATCATGGCGCTGGCGTGCGGCGGGCCGTTGCTGATCGCTGACCTGGTGACTTCAGACCGTGGCTGATATTCAGCACTTGGTGAACGTCTCTGGCGGCAAGGACAGCACCGCGGTCTACCTCCGTGCCATCGAGAGCGGCCGACCGTTCCGAGCCGTGTTTGCGGACACGGGCAACGAGGACCAGCGCGTGTATGACTACATCGCTGAGCTGCCACACCTTACTGGTGGGCCGGCGATAGACACCGTGCGTGCTGACTTCACCCGACAGTTGGCCCAGCATCGCGCCTACATCCTCGAGAAGTGGCCGCAGCAAGGCATTGCAGATTCCATTGTTCAACAGGCTGCAGCGCTTCATGAGCCCACAGGGAACCCTTTCCTGGACCTGTGCATTAGTAAGGGCCGGTTCCCTTCACGAATGGCGCAGTTCTGCACCGAGGAACTGAAGACCCTGCCAGTCACGCTGCAGGTTGTTGGCCCAATGCTCAAGGGTGGTCCGGTGCTGCAGTGGCTGGGGATCCGCGCAGACGAGTCGGCAAACCGCGCCAAGCAGCCGCGCTTCAACCGGCACGAATCTGGGTCAATGGTGTGGCGCCCGATCTTTGACTGGTCAGTCGAGCAGGTATGGGCCCAGCACCGGAAGCATGGGATCGCGCCGAACCCGCTCTACGCGCTGGGCATGGGCCGGGTTGGGTGCATGCCCTGCATCAACTGCCGAAAGAGCGAGCTGCGGAACATTGCAGACCAGTTCCCTGACCACATCGAGCGGATCCGCCGGTGGGAAGAGATCGTCGCCTCTGCCAACAAGCGCCGCAGCGCGACCTTTTTCCCGGCGGTCACCGACCCTACCGATATCGACCGGCCAGGCAATTACTCGCGCATCGACACGTTGGTCGAATGGAGCCGCACCGCCCGAGGTGGCAGGCAGTTCGACCTGTTCTTCCAGGCGCAGTCCGGTGGAGGTTGCACCTCCGACCTGGGCCTTTGCGAAAGGAGCTCCCCGTGAGCCAGACCAAACTGCAGTCCTTCCTCGAAGCCAATATCAGTACGGCAATCGGCTTCGGCCTGTCCTGGGCGGCAACTCCCTTCGTGCTCGCGGCCTTTGGCTACACGGTGGGCACGGGCAAAGCCTTCGGAATCACGGCGGTCTACACCGTTATCTCCATCGTGCGCGGCTATTTCGTGCGCCGCTTCTTTAACCGCCTCGGAGCCGGCCGATGATCCACGTCGGCAACTGCCTCGACGTAATGCGCAGGTTCGGCGACGGCACGGTCGACGCCATCGTCACCGACCCGCCCTATGGCTTAACGAAGGCGCGCCCAGGCGGCCGAAGCGAGGCCACCCGTGGCGCCGTCATGGGCGGCTTCATGGGGTTGGCCTGGGACCAGGATGTGCCCCGTACCGAAGTATGGGTCGAATGCCTGAGGGTGCTGAAGCCAGGCGGCCACCTACTGGCCTTCGCTGGCACCCGCACGCAGCACCGGATGGCCGTGCGCATCGAGGACGCAGGCTTCGAGATCCGCGACATGATCGCGTGGGTCTACGGGTCCGGCTTCCCGAAGTCCCACAACGGCCCTTGGGGTGGCACTGCCTTGAAGCCCGCGCTGGAGCCCATCACGGTCGCGCGCAAGCCGCTGGTTGGTACCGTAGCTGCAAATTGGCAGGAACACGGTACCGGCGGCTTCAACATCGATATGTGCCGGATCGCGACGACGGACTCGCTCGGAGGTGGCGACCAATGCGCTGATCCAAAGATCGGGCCAGAAGGATGGAACAGGCCATGGATGCAGGACGAGCAGGCCAAGGCGGCGCATGCGGCGAGGTGCAATGCCAATGTGGCCAAGGCAGAAGCAATGGGCCGCTGGCCTGCCAACCTGATCCACGACGGTAGCGCGGAAGTACTCGCAGCCTTCCCTGCCGCGCCTGGCCAGCAGGGAATTGCGAAGTCGGACGGCTCTCCGCATGGCAACGCAATATACGGAGCGCTGAGGCACGGGACGAAGCAGCCCCATCCGCGCGACGATGCTGGCAGCGCCGCCCGTTTCTTCTACTGCGCAAAGGCAACCCGTGAGGACCGAAACGACGGCTTGGAGGCTGGGCCGCTGCCCGCAGTTGCGGCCGGCGCCACCATGCGCGATCGCGAGACGGCGGACTGGGCAACGAGGAATGGCAACCACCATCCCACGGTCAAGCCGACAGACCTCATGCGTTACCTGTGCCGCTTGGTTACGCCGGCGGGGGGCACCGTGCTCGACCCCTTCATGGGTAGCGGCAGCACCGGCAAGGCCGCGGTACTCGAGGGCTTCCAGTTCATAGGGATCGAGCTTGATCCAGTCTATGCCGCGATCGCCGAAGCGCGCATCCGGGTCGTGCAGCCGGGTCTACCTCTGCAGGTGACAGCGTGAGGGGCCGACGCCAGCACGCCAACAACGGCATGGCATGCGGGGGCCGTCCCATTCGTGTCCCGCGCTCGGTCGATAGCGTGCGTGCGCACCTGCGGCGCCATCTGCGGGAGGAAGGATACCGGATGCACGCGTTGGCTGGCCCGTGGAAGTGCACCCCCCAGAACGTCTATGACCTGTTCTACCGGTCTAACCCCCTCGGGCCCCAGCACATCGATGCCGCGGCGGCGTTCCTCCGCCTGGACGAGTTCGACACCAATGAGCTGCGCCTGCTCGGTGCGCGCGAGGCCGGCTGGAACATCGACCCTCAGTTTCTCGAGCAGGTGCGCACGTGAGCCAAGGGAAGACCGACGCCGCGCTGGCGCCCGCCGAGGCAAAGACCGTGGCCGCATGTGTCAGGGAGATGCGCCGGGCTGCAGCGCGCGGCGAGCCCGTCGATGCAGCGGTGATCGGGATTTGGGCAGAAACCTTCATGGTAGAGCTCTACGGGAAGCAGAAGCCCGTGCGTTTCGAGGTGCGGCCCAAGGGACTGGTCAACGGCTGGGGTAACCCCGGCGAAGGCGATGTCGCCTACGCGTCACGTCGACGCCTGGACGTCCGGGCCCTGTACCTGCACCCGCCGCCGACCAAGCCGGTCAAAGAACACCGTTGGGACGACAAGAACGCCTGCCGGGACTGCCAGGAGCCGATGTTCCTGTCAGGCCCGGACTGTGTACCACCCAGCAAGGTCATCAACTTCCGCGATCGCGACGCCATCAGCCTCGAGTGGTTCCGGCAGCCGCTTATGGAACTGATCCAGCTGGCGAAGACCGCACGCATAAACCGATTTGACGCCACGAAGCTGACAAACGAAGCCCGCTACCTGCTTGATCGTCTCGATCAGCGCCAAAAAATGACAAGCCGATGAAGCATTCCGATTATGTGATCCGCCGCACCTCCGATGAGGGCCAATTAATTCGGGTGATGCAGTACCGCGCCGCTGCCGCACGCTCAGCGGCACACGAAACGTGACCGCCTCAGTCCACCAACTCGGCGACGGTCCGCTCTTCGTCGTAGTCCAGCCCGTCCGCCTTCGAAAACTCGTTGAAGCATTCGGCCAAGTCGATAGACGAGCGCAACATGGCGCGGATCTGGGTTCTGAGAGATTCGAAGTCTTCCTTGTCCGATCTGTAGCCCGCGATGAAAATCCCGCCCTCCGGATCGGGAACACGGATGAATCGGACATCGATTCGTTTAGCGGTATCCGCAATTTCGCGAGTCATCCCAATCATCGACGCGATCTTCGCGCCAAGTTGGTTCGGCAAGGTGTGCAATTGGTCAAGCACACGTTCCGCTCCGGGAAGGAAGCTCCCATTCAACTCACTGATAGCAACTACAAGCTTCGTGCTCCCGTCGAGCTTATTTACTGCAAACAGCTCGAAAGCATGATCAAACCTTTGAAGCAACGGCGCCAGCTTCAACGGCAGAACAGCGACCTCCATCTGAAGCAGGCTGCCGAGTATGCGCGAGGTGCCCTCCCTCTGAGCCACGTAGTCGTTGTGTTGATCTTGCGCGATTTTCTTTGCATCACCCGCAATACGCGTGGCCCGGTTCGAAGTCATATATGCCAAGACAGCAACGGTGGTGGTGGCGGCGGCTGCGATTGCGCCCACGACGACTGCCGTCCAGTCAGCCAGGTTTCCCACCTCGTCCGCAAGCGGACAAAACTCAATTGCCATAAACCCTCCCTGTTTGGAGCGCATTTTGACATGAAATATGCCCATGCCAACTGTCGCCCGTGCGGTTCCCCGTGTGGGCTTGGAGCTATTCGTGTACCTGAGGGGTGCCAGATAGTCCTGGCTGACCAGATACTTGCCAAAGCAACACAGGAGACGTGTTGATGTGCCCTTGGCCGCTGATGGCTGCGCAACCTTACGCATACGCTTCCATGCATGAGCAGAGCAAAACAGGCCTGCAGCAGAGGCAGCGGGTAGCCAACGTCCGCTGTACCGAGGCCCTCTCATGTTCCTAATGACCACGCAGAACTGGCTGGAGAAGTACTTCGAAGAGAGCAGCCGGCCCTCGGAGATCACCTTGCTGCGCTGGCTTCGCGCCGGCAAGATCCCGGGCAAGAAGGTTGGCGGCTCCTGGTATGTAGACGAACACGCATGGCTTGCCGATGGGGATTCCCTGGTGGAAGCCGTACTGAGGGCTAGCTGATATGGCACCACGACCCCGTAGCAAGAGCCGGCAAGGCTGGCCACCCTACCTGTACCCCAACCGTGACGGGTACAAGTACCGCCACCCGGTGACACGGAAAGAGACGTGGATGGGCACCGACAAGGCCAAGGCGTTCGCCGCGGCCAAGAAGCTCAACGCGCTACTGATGCCCACCAACGACCTGGTTGATCGGGTCGTCGGCTCGAAAGAGACCGTCGCCGATGCGATCGCCGTGTTCCGGCAGGACGACGTGCCGGCGCGTGGCTGGGCGCCGAAGACCGCTGAGGTCTACGAGAGCGTCATCAGGCGTATCGAGACTGGCCTGGGCAAAAGGGCCGTCGAGGGCGTTTCCGTGAAGGATTGCGCAGAGTTCATCCGCGGCGTCACGCCCTCGGATCGCGCCCGGCAGCAGTTCCGCCTGGTCCTCGGCTGGATCATGGCGTGCGCTGTACAGGAGGGGTGGATCGATGCCAACCCGGTTCACGCCACGCGCCGGTTTACCCACGAACGGAAGCGCACGCGCCTGACGAAGGAAATCTACGACGCCATCTGGACGAAGGCCGAACCGTGGCTGCGTCTGGCGATGGATCTGTCCCTGGTCACCCTGCTCCGCCGGGAGGACATCGTCTCCCTGAAGTTCGCCGACGTGCGTGACGGCTTTCTCTGGGTCGTGCCTCAGAAGACCGAGGGCACCTCACTGGTCAAGCTTAAGATCAAGATTGGGGAACAGCTGGCCACCCTGCTGTCACAGGCCCGCGATTCTGTGGTTTCTCCATTTGTGGTCCACCGCCTTCCCGATCGGGCGCGGCCATCGGATAAGCGAGCCACAGCTCGCGTGCACCACACCCAGGTGCTGCCGGAGCAGCTGACACGGGCGTTTCAGGATGCCCGCGATGCTGCAGGCGTGGGCGGCGAGAGCCCACCAAGCTTTCATGAGATTCGAAGCCTAGGTGGTGCATTGGTGCGCGAGGCGGGCTGGACAACGGAGGAGGTGCAGGCTCTCATGGGCCACGCTTCTAAGTCCATGACCGAGCATTACCTGGATGGACATGACGCGCCCTGGACTGAGGTGGCACCGGCGCTGACACTGAACCGGTGATCGGAATCACGTCGCGATCAACGAGCTGCCTGCGGACGATCAGCACTGCAGGAATCGGCGCGCCGACCTCATGGGACAGAGACACCTCGGCTTCATTCGGATGAGGGCGGCCCCGAAACTATGCGCGGCCACGCCGTGCGCTGCCAGTTGCGCCGCGTCGGTCCTGGAGCGCACACCCGCCTCGGCGGGGCCGGGCCTGCTGCGTGGCCCGGCCGGTTTTAAGACTGTCAGCGGGGGCTGCTGACTACAGAGCCAGCAGCAGCGCAGGTGGCGACTAAGATTCAGCGGATGAAACCGTGAGCTCTATCTCCTGCTGTCCACCAAAACGATCTACGATTTTGCTCTCGTACTCCGCCTTTGATTTTGAGGACTCGGACATTTCCAGGACCCGTCCGATTTGCATACGAAGTGC